CCCGCGAGGTCCGCCTAGCGGTGGACGGGTGGACGGGCACGACGGCCGGCGTGACGATCCAACGCACGACGATCCAGAGCGAGGCGGACGGCGTGGACATGCCCGCCGATGACCAAATGCTGCCCTATTACAACGTGCAGCAAAGCTTTGATTTTCGGATTGAAGAGGCAACGTAATGGCCCGCGAAGTCACGTTTAAGATCAACACTACGCAGAAAGATGCCCGCTGGCTCAAAAAGAAAGCGCTGGCTGACGCCTTTCAGGTTGAGCCATCCGAGGTGGTGGAGGCCGTAGAGCACGCTTTACAGCCTGCCCTGTGGGCTCTTCGCAAGAACGTCTTGGCGGCCAAAGTTCGCACCGGCAGGCTGCGTTCATCGCCTGGCACTGTGGTGCGGAAATATGGTGGCAAGCGGCGGCTCACTGTTGTGGGGCTTGTTGGCTACAAGTCAGGCGTGGCCCCGCACAGCCCATACTTGGAACTTGGCACGCCACCTCGCGCCGGCCGTGGGAAAGTCGTTGCTCGCCGTTATGCGTGGCTGGCCTACTTCCGAAACAAGGAAGCCATGAAACAGACGTTACAGGCCAACCTTGAAGCCGTCATGCAGAACGCCATAGACGGCGTTGAGTAACTGCAAGGGTTGCCGCCAAACGGCCTAAAAAAGACGTAGGGCATACCGCCCGCCTACCACAGGAGCACCGACATGCCAGGGCCGTCTGATTCGCAAGGTTCCAACTTCGTTTTCTCGGGCTCGACCTACACCGTCACCAATGTAAGCGTGAAGTACGGCGGCGATCTGCTGGACACTTCGCACCTCGGGCTGGCCAGCGGTGCAAGCCGCACCTACATCTCGCCCGCGCTGATCGATAACGAAATCACGGTGGACTACTACGGCACCACGTTGATTTCCATCGGCAACTCGGGCACGCTGTCTTTCGCCAGCACCAACTACACGGCAACCTGCTCGGCCTCAAGCGTCACCTACGCCGTGGGCGAGCTCGTGAAGGGCAACGCCACCTTCAAGGTGAAGTAATTCTCCCCGAGGTGACGCCGTGGCGAATGTATCGCAGGGGCTGGCTGTCACGTGGGGCGGCGTCACGCTTGGCGAGGTTGTCAGCGTCAGCGTTGACGGCATCACCGCCGAAACCGTTGACGTGACGCCGCGCAGCCAAGCCGTGCGGTTCAAGAAATACGGCCGCGCCGATGGCGACTACGGCAGCGTCACCATGACGGTGCGCGGCACGGCCGCCATGCAAATCAACAACGTCGGCTTGACGGCCAACTTATCAATAAGCGGGCCGGGCGTGTCGTGGACCTTTAACGGCGCGCTGTTTCAGAAGCTTGCCTGGTCTGCCGGCGTTGGCGAGCTTCAATCGCACAGCGTCACTTTCAAAATTGGAGCATAGGCATGGGGATCCTGACGAAAGATCAAATCCTGTCGGCCAACGATTCGGCGCTGCTGAAGGTGCCGGTGCCCGAGTGGGGCGGTGACGTGTACATCAAAGTGATGACGTGCGGCGAGCGAGACGCCTACGAAAACGAATGGGTTCGCAAGAAAGAAACCGGCGTCGATGATTTTCGCGCCAAGTTTCTGGCCAAGTGCCTGGTGGATGAGAACGGCCAGCGGCTTTTCGGAAATGGCGACATCGACAAGTTGGCCGCCAAGAGTTCCAAGATCATCAACCGGCTGTGGCTGGCGGCCATGGAGCACAACAACCTTTCCGACGATGCAATTAAGGAAACAGCAAAAAACTGAAAAACCGGCCAATCCGAATCTCGATGTTGCGGTTAGCCCTAGCAATGGGCATCCGCATCACGGAAGTGGAAGGGTGGCCGGTGAACGAGTTGCGGGAGTGGATGGCGTTTGATCGGTATCTGGAGCCGTACGGGCGTGAGTGGAAGCAGGCCGGCGTGATTGCGGCGGCTGCTATCGCCCCGCACGTCGGCAAGGGAAGGCAGCCAAAACCGGAAGACTTCATGCCGATCTGGCAAACGCCACAGACGGCCGAAGAGATTGCGGCAGAGCTTAGCAAATTGCGACGGTGACGTATGGCAAAATTGGATTTGGCATTTCAGCTGAGCGCCAACGCCGATGGCGTGGCCGCTGGCGTTGCCCAAGCCGACCGCGAGTTGTCTAAGGTTGGGGCCAGCGCCAGGGCCACCTCTGCTGAGTTCCGCCAAGCGGCCAAGATCACGTCCGAACTGCGTACGCCGTCCGAGAGGTACGCCGAGACGATTCAGAAGCTTGACGCCTTCATGGCGAAGGGCTTGCTGACGCAAGATGTTTATGGCCGCGCCGTTGCCAAGGCTGAAATGGAATTGAACGGGGCCGAGAAGGCAACCGGCAAATTTCGGCAAGCCCTTGAGGCCGCAGGCCGAGCCGCCACGGGAACGGCAAGCGTCATCCGCAGCGTGGGTGACGCTGCCAAAAGCGTGGCTGACGCCGGAGTGTCTGTCATCAAGTTCGGCAAAGACGTTGCATGGACGTACTTGCAATGGAAATTGTTTAACGCCGTCAGGAATCCGGCAGGGTTCAAAGATTTCGCCGTGGGCGCTCTTAAGGCCGCACTAACGGCACGCACGTTCATCCTGGCCGCCAAGGCGCTGGGCATCGGCTTGGCCATTGGTGGCGGTGCTGCTGGAACTGCTGCCGCTGCTGTTCTTGGGTTGAGCAATCCGTTAATCGGCGGCGCGCTGCTTACGCTCAATCTGGCAAAGGCATTCATCAACGCCAAAGACCGTGCCTTTGAAATGGCCACGGCGATAACGGAAGGAAAGGTTTCGCTCGAGCAGCTGAACGCACAACTGGGGCAGATTCAAGCCCAACAGATCGACAACCTCGCGTTTGCCATGGAAGAGGCAACGGCCGCAGGCGAGCGTTCGGAAGCGGCATTCGCAGGATTAGCCAATGTGTTCGTGACGCCTTTCATCGGTGCCTTTGCGGCGATTCAATCCGGCACCGCTGGATTCGCGGACGGCATCAGCGGCGTCGTGGAAGGCATCACGTCGATCCTTTCGCCAATCGCACAAGTCATCGCCCCGGTGTTCACGCTCATCGGCACGATGGTTGAGGGCGTGCTGAAGTTTATTGGGGTTATTGGCGAAGCCCTCGGCCTAGTGCTGAAGATCGGCGGCGCAGTTGTGCATACGTTCTTGTCGCCGTTTATCGTTGGCCTGACGAACGTGGTGGAAACCATCCGCAGCGGCATGAATGCGGCGTTCGATTTCATTGGAGAGCGGATTGATTGGGCCAGCCAGAAGATCAAAGACTTCTATGCTTACATGTCCAAAGTGCCGATCATCGGCAGGGCGTTTGCGTCTGGCGAGAAAGTGCCTGGACCGCAAGCACCGGGCGCTGCCGGCAATCCTGCACAAGGTGCCGAAGAGGCAAACAAGGCCGCCGCAGAAGCCGCAAGGGAAGAGGCCGACGAGCTTGAGCGGGTGAACCGTGCCATTGAGCGTCAAGAGTCGTTGCTGTCGGGCGCGATCAATGCTTCTGTCAATCTTGGCCAAGAGGGGATGGACGCCGCCTTCAAGTACCAACAAGGGTTGAGGGCGCTGGAATCGCAGCTGGAAGCCGGAATCCTCAACGAAACGTCTTTTGCGAACGAAGCCGCCAAGCTCAAGGATGCGTTTGATGCTCAGACGCAAGCCATTGAAGATCGCAACCGGGCGATTGCGGAGCAGGCGGCAGAAGATCAAAAGGCAGCCGAATCGCAGCAGCGTGCCATAACCAAGCAAACCGATCAGTTTTTTCAAGCCACCAAGGCCGCCAAGGATTTTGGTGCGGATGGTGCTGCCGCCGCCGCCCAGTACGAAGGCGGGCTTACAAGCCTCGATCAGCAACTGCGAGACGGCCGGATCAATGAAGAGACGTATAACCGCGAGGCGGAAAAACTCCGCGACACGTATGACGGCCAAATTGACTCTATAGAGAAACGCGCGGAAGACATTGCTCGCGCTGAAGAAAAGGTGATCGGGGCCAGCGAGTTTAAGGCCGAGAACGAAAAGGCTTTGAACGGCCCGTCGTCCGAGGCCCTTAAGGCCAACGACCTCCGCTCAAACGAGGGCATGTCGCAATTCATTGCCCTGGCCACGGGCCGTGAAGATCCCGCAATCGCCGAGTACCGCAAACAAAACGAGAAGCTGCAGCAGATCGTGGCGGAACTCCGAGCC